AAAAGAAGAACTCTTGGTCGAGAACGCCATCTTAAAGAACAACGACCATCTCAGAGCTGTCCTCAAAGAAGAACTAGCACCATTTACTAAGGTTATTAAAGACCTAGATCAGAGATTACATGTAGTAGAAAGAGAGGTAGACGAAATCAAAGACACAGTAGCACCATTTTCAGCAATCAAAAGGAAGATATATTTTGCAATTATATTTGTTAGCCTAACAGTAGGTTTAGCTGGTAGCAGAATAAGTGAAATGATAGGAGGTAAATAATGTCAGCGATGTTAAACCAATCTCAAACCTACTTGGGTCAATCTTGGATAGGCACCAATGATTACGATAAAGGCCAATGTGTAGGGCTTTATAACAAAGTTGTTTTAGATGTTACCGGGCTTCTTTATCCTCTACAAGGGGCACAAGGTGCGAAGGATTTAATTACCTGCAAGAACACTCGGCCTGACTTATTCCAGCAGATTAAGAACAATCCTAATGACCCTAACCAACTTCCACAAATAGGTGACTGGATAGTCTGGGGTTCAACATGGGGTGGCGGCTATGGGCATGTAGCCTGTGCCAAAACAGTTAGCAAGTCTAGCTTTACTTCTATTGAACAAAACTATGTCCCAAATAAAGTAACTGAACAGTGGCACGATTGGAACGGTGTTATTGGATGGGTTAGATACACTCCTCCAGCACCCGCACCAGTAGATCCATGTGCTGATGTTAAGGCTCAACTAAACGCAGCTAACCAGCAGATAAGCACGCTTAATGGTCAATTAACTGCACTCACCAATGAAAACAACAGCTTGAAGCTACAACTTACACAAAAGCAAACCGAACTAGACGCAGCAATAGCACAAGTAACTACGCTCTCTAACGCAAATACAGCCCTTTCTGAGCAGGTTTTAAGCCAAGAAGCTACAATCAACCAACTCAACAACGAAATCGCTAATAAGCAGGTAGAAATAGCTCAGTTAAATTCTCAAATAGAAGCACTCAATGCCGAGATTGAGAAGCTAAAAAAAGAATTAGAACACTGTGGCATGAACATAACAATTAACTTGAATTTTATCGGGATAGTGTTATGGTGGTTAATAGGAAAAGTGGGTAAGAAATGAAAGCTATCTGGGACAAAAAACGACCAAAGTCATTAGGCAAACCTAAGAAGCTAACTTCTGCTAAGAAAGCCAAAGCAAAGGCTATGGCTAAGAAAGCTGGCAGACCCTACCCTAATCTTGTAGACAACATGAGAGCAGCTAGGAAGAAGTAATGGCTAAGTCTTCTAAACACTATCTACCAAACGGCAAGTTATACACTGGTGCAACACACAAAATGGGTGGCAAGATACATTCAGGAGCTACTCACACAGCATCAAGCAAGGTATTAACTCACACTAAACCAAAGGCTAAGAAGAAATGATTCAGCGTGGCAAAGAAAAATTCACAGGTTATAATAAGCCTAAAAGGACTCCAAGCCACCCTACTAAATCACATGCTGTACTTGCAAAGAGTGGAGACCAAGTGAAGCTAATCAGGTTCGGTCAGCAAGGCGTGAAAGGAGCCGGTGCTAACCCCAAGACAGCAACACAAAAAGCTCGCCAAAAGTCGTTCAAAGCACGACACGCACAAAATATATCAAAGGGTAAAATGAGTGCCGCTTATTGGGCAGATAAGGTTAAATGGTGAAAAAGTTTTTGAATATAGCATATAAGGTCTATATGACCATTACTTATACAGCGATTGCTGCCAGTCTATCTTACATCGCAATATGGCTTTATAAGGCAACAAACTGGAGTCTTTAATGTGATTCCAGCAATATTAAATAAAAGGAGGATTATGAAAAATCTACCTAAAAAACTATGGGCAAAACTAAATGGTCGCAAGACTTTAATCGGTTTGTTCGTAGCAGTAATATACTCTGGTCTAGTAGCACAAGGTGTTATCAGCAGAGACGAAACAGTCGAATGGGTAATTATGGCTGTTACAGGCGTAGGCGTAGGGCACAAAATAGTTAAGAGCTGATACCATGGAAGACAGGCCGTGCAGTCCGTCGAAAGACTGCAAGCTATGGCCCGATTGTTTTATGGATATTCATCATATGTATTATCCAAAGAGTTTATACAGAACCGACGCAGAGAAGTCGTTTCGGAACTTAGCTGGAAACATTATGAGGATTTGCCGAGCGTTGCACGACGATTTACACGCAAACGAACGACCTCCCGAAAAACCAAGTAGGGGGGTCATTTTTAATGCAATAAAGGAGGCACAAGGTGGGAACGGTAGACTGGACAAGCCCTGATAATTTAAAAAGGCTATTGACATTACCTGATGACGATTTGAGACAATATTATCATTGGCTCGATTGGGAGACATTATCACGGACTAGACGGAAATACAGGGCAAAATTAAGAAAGGTTACAGGGATGGAACAAGAAAAGAATTATGAGAAAGAAGCAAGCGAGCTAGACAAATTAGCCCGTGTGTTCCAAGATGCCGGTATTAACATTGAAGCTACTGATTTAGAGGGGGCCAGCCGTGCAGGCTTTCATGTGGGCTTTATACGCAACGCAGAAGGCGAGATTGAGTACACAAAGCCACTTCCTAATGTCCAATTCGGAAAACGCAAGCAGAGGGCATTAGAAGACTTCATAAGCCAAGCCGACCCTATCAATATTAAACCTAGCAAAGCTAAGCCTAAGAAACGAGATTACAGGCATCTAGTAGTGTTCGGAGACTCGCAAATCGAATACCGTAGCATTGGTGGGGAAATGGTGCCCATACACGACGAAAGAGCATTGGATGTAGTTAGGCAGGTCTGCAAAGAATTAAGCCCTGAGGTTATCGTGAACTTAGGCGATACTGTTGATCTAGCAGCACTTAGCAGATTCCAACCAGACAGCGACCACTTTCGCCACTCACTTAACCCAGCGTTCAACCGAGTTCACCAGATGTATGCTCAACTTCGGGCAGAGAATCCACACGCCGAGATTCACGAAGTAGACTCAAACCATAACACTCGTCTAGGTAAATTTATATTAAATAAGGTGCCTGAACTCTACGGGATTAAGCAAGCAGGTTCGCCAGACACAGCGTATCCAGCATTGACTTATCCGTTCTTCGCAAACCTAGAAGCGGTAGATGTTAAGTGGCACTCAGGATATGGAGCAGCACAATATGTTTACGGGAACGAATATCAAGCACCTCCTATTGTATTTAAGCACGGCGTTACTGTTGTCAGTAATGGTAGCACTGCGAACAAGGAATCAAAGGATAACCCGGAAACCCACATTGTTCGAGGACACGGGCATAGAATGGAGAGCCATTATCGCACTACTCGTGCTGGTAGGTATCTTGCTTCTATTATGGTTGGTTGTACTTGTCGCATCGATGGCTTTGTACCGTCTTATGGTTCGGCTGTAGATGACTTCGGTATACCAGTACCAAAGCAAGAGAACTGGCAACAGGGCATTTTAATTGTTACTGATTATATGAACGGTGAGTATAACTTTGACCATGTTGCTATCAACAATGGCGTAGCACACTACCGTGGAAAAGAATTCGATGGAACGATACCAGTCGAGGGTTGAACGGAGAGTCAGGCACTGGCAAACCGTTATGGACTTGGGGTTTGTTAGCATCTACAATTACTTTTCAGACGAAGAGTCCAAAAACATTGCAGAAGTAGTTACTAACTGGGAATACCGAGAAGCTGCCATAGTTTGGTACAACAAACAGATTAGAACTATGACACAGGAAGAAATAGACGAAGCAGCAATCCACGAGTTAGGACACATCATAGTGGCACCAATGAGTGATTACTTACCAAACAAGCATTACAAGCTAGAAGAATTCGCAGTTAGTTCGATAACAAAAGCAGTAATAGGAGTACATAATGAGAAAATTCGCAACAGGAGCAACAAGAGATAGCGACAAAGACAAATTAGACTTTGAAGGTTTCTTGAGTCCAATAGTTATAGAAGAGTTCGCTAAGTATATGCACCAAAATCGTATACAAGCTGATGGTAATTTACGTGATGCAGATAACTGGCAAAAGGGTATACCAGTAGACGCTTATATGAAAAGTATGTGGCGACATTTTTTTGCTGTCTGGAAACATCACCGAGAGGGCAAAGATAACATAGAAGATTTATGTGCTTTGCTATTTAATGTTCAGGGGATGATGTTGGAAAAATTAAACAAACGCCAGTTAGACAAATAATTGGAAAAATAATATAATGTTTTAATGACAGACATTGTTAATTACAATAACTATAAAAAACCAGATTGCCACCCTGATAAAAAACACGCTGGAAGAGGTTTGTGCTATGAATGTTACACGGCTCAATACCCTAAGGTAAAAAGAGCAACATGCCATACTGAAAGAGTGGCTCACGCTAAAACTTTGTGCAGGTCATGCTATGACAGGGAACTTAAAATAAAAAACCCTGAATATGCTAAAAAACAACGAGATAACCATAACAAATGGGTTCAAAATAACATTGATAAATACAAAAGTAGCCGAGCAAAATATGTTCGTATGCCAGATAACAAATTAAAAAAACTTATATGGGAAAGAGAACGCACCTTATTGTCATTTGGTATTACTATTGATGAGGAGCAAAAGATATTAAAACAACAAAATAATAATTGTGCTATATGCAATTTACCGCCTAATCGTATGTATTTAGATATAGACCACGACCATAATACTGGCAAATTTCGTGGGTTTTTATGTGGCAAATGTAATAAAGGATTAGGTATGTTGGGCGATAATATACAAGGATTGGAAAAAGCGTTACAATATCTTAAGAAACACTACAAGGAAACTCAATGAAAGAGAAACAGACCCCCAACCCAGACTATTCTATTGATGAAGAATCAGTGCTTATTAACACTGTAGTTAACCAAGTCCAGGCTGAGATTGGTAGGGATATTATGATTGACCCGAAGATGTCAGTTAGCGAAATTAAATCACAAGCTACTAGGCGTTTCATAGACTTAGTAGAGAAAGGGTTGTTATCGGAACAAGAAGCCAACAAGTGCTATAGAAGGTTCGCACGCATGGTTGATTGGTACTATAACGCAGAATAGTATGAAAGAGTTTGATATACGCAAAGACAAACTAACACCAATAAGTATTTTTGATGGTGAAGAACACCACGAGTTTATGGTTAACGCTCGATATGACCGAATAGATCACTACGCACCTCTTGGAGTGTGGATTCTTAAAATAATGGACGATGAGAGTGGCATGATAGAGGGTATTTGTTCAGAAGAATATGCCCGGAACATAGCAAAGGTTGCGTTACTCCCAATAGTAGAACGAGAATTTATATACGAAACAGAGCATGAAATGTATTTAGATGCTATGGGCCAAAGACTTGACGATATATTTAACAAAGAATAGTATACAATTTGGCAACGGTGCCAGGCTAACCCGTACTTGAGCCTAGAATCGTTACGGGCAAAGACCACCCTAGAATAGTTAGTGCTAGTTTGGGTGGTTTTTTGTTGACCATGTTTAATAGACCTGATTTTTTGCTACCCCCTAGGGTACAGGCTACCTTACATATTGCACTCTGAAAGCAGTTTATATTCATGCATTCAGAGCAGCTAAAGTGAGGTTGCCTAAATCTATCTCAAAGCTATTACCCTATTGATCTACAAATAAGTTACCCTCTCTTATTTGTTAATGTACACAGAATGTCTGCAATACAGAGGTCGTATAACCGCCATACGACTAGCGTTGTACCCTTGTGGCTGTCCGACTCCGACAGTGTGTATCATCTTGTTTTTGCCTCTTGCAAGGTTAATGAGTCCGATGATGGCTGGGTTCGCCTGCCTAGACTCTGGGGAACTACATCCCTGTATCTAAAGTATTTGTATTCTTGGATATAATACGAATACTTAATTGGTATGATATAATGTACTTGGATATAATACAACCCTAAAACGAAAGTCATGGGTCAGCCACCGGAAACGGTGGTTCTATAATTAAAAACTTCCACGCTGGGTAGCTTAGAAACTACGGGTGGAAGCTAGATCTTGGTAAGCCTGACTGGCCGATATCTATACAGTGCCGGCGTTCAGGCTCACTATCTATTATAACCTGTGGATAACTTTATAAGAACATATATTGACATAATACTGCTTATGCTGTATACTGTTACCATTGTTAGAAAGGACGCTGACAATACATTAACAAGTTGCGGTACGCCATGAGGGCACTGAACGTAAAAGTCGAGTCTGTGCGAGACTTACTTGACTGGCGATGAAACTTCGCTCCCCGACAGGGCAGAACGTGAACAGGCTCTCACGATGTACCACAACAATAGAAAGGACACTATGACACTAACTACTAACTCACTACCAGCAGAGATAGAACGCAAGTTACTTGCTACTATTGAGCTACAAAAGCAATTAGAACAATACGAAACCGAGCTCAAAGCCGAGCTATTAGAAGCTATGGAACAGCACGATATCGTGTCGATCAAGAACGATAACTTTACCATCAGCCTAGTAGAACGAACAAACTACAAAGGAAACGTTAATGAAGTCCCTACTGATATGTTAAAGACTTCACTAGACACAACTAAGGTTGGTAACTATGTAAAGCTTTATGGCGAACTGCCAAAAGGCGTAGAGCAAAGCAAAACTAAATATGTAAGTTGGAGGGCCAAGTAATGGACTTTTTCTTAGTAGTATTTATTATCTTATTTATGATTTATATTAGCGACAAGAAAGAAGTTGACGATTCAATCAGACAAGCAGCTATTAACAAAGCTGTGCAGTTTGTCGAGTTCCAAGAAGAAATTAACCAAGCTAAGAAACAAGCTAGAAAGAAGTACAAGTAATGATTCGAGCATTCTATTTTTGGAGATGTAAACGACTTAATAATCGGTTACAGTATTATCAACTAAGACTACAACAGACAAGGAAGCCAAGATAATGGAAATAGTAAAACTCAGTACACTTAAAGACATTCAAGTATTCTCAGCAGAGGTTAAGAAGTTCATACACGACAATAGGCTCTGGACTAACGTTCAAGGTAGACCCTACGTAAACGTAGAGGGCTGGCAGTTTATGGGTGGCATGCTTGGGATTACAGCCAACGTCAAAGAATTAGAGAACCAGAGCGACGACAATCAACTGAAATACCGAGCAGTCGTAGAACTGTATCGTGGCGATCAACTAGTAAGTTCTGGGGTAGCCATCTGCTCAAACAAAGAAAAGGGCAAACAATACTTCGATGAGTATGCAATCGCTTCAATGTGTCAGACAAGAGCCATAGGTAAAGCCTATCGTATATACTTAGGCTGGATTATGAAAATGGCAGGATTCGAATCTACACCATTAGAAGAAATGCAGGAGGGTTACCATGCAAGCGAAGAACAAAAAGAAGAAATCATCAAAGCACACAGTCAGAATTCATGAGACTGCTCAGGGCTCGCCTGAATGGTTCGATTTACGCAAAGGGCGTGTCACAGCGTCTAATGCGTGGAAAATGCTTGAAAGGGGCTATAAATACGCCACAGAGCAAAAGCCAATAGCTACTACCAGTGCCATGCAGCGTGGTAAAGACTTAGAGCCCGAAGCTTTGGAACTTTACTCTAAAATCAAGAACGACCTAGAAATACTTAGTGTCGGGTTTGTTACTAATTCAAAATACCCTAATGCCGGGGCCAGCCCAGATGGTGTTCTTCCTGATAAGCTATTGGAAGTTAAATGCTTTGGCCGAGACAAACATCTTGGGATCACAGAAGACAGTATCCCACCAGAAGTTATGGCCCAAGTGCAAATGCAGATGATGATATGCGAGCTACCAGAATGCGATTTAGTTCTTTACAATCCACAGTGTGATCCAGCAGACGCTCTTAGGATAATAACTATCCCAGCTGATCCACTTATCCACAAGAACCTAGCCAAACATTTGCAAGACGGTCTTGACATAGCATAAGCAACATGCTAGTATGTAATTACTCTAAAAGAAAGGACACCATGAGTAAAAAACTAAGTATGGACTTGCTAGACCCAAAAGAAATCGGGACAGCAAAGCGAACAATACCAAACAACAGAAGCCATCGCTTCTCTAACTGGGCAGATGATCACTTACTGCCTTGGTTATCGCTTGCAGCACTTGCGTTCCTAGCAGCAGTCGGAATCATATCTATCACTCCAATGTTGGTAGACGACTTCCGGACAGCATTTGCTTTCATTGTAGTTTTCTTCCTTGTCATCAAGGTTAGAACTATACAATAGCAGTTGAGATTGGGTAAAACGAGGTAAAAAAAGAGCCCCCTAGATGGGGGTTCTTTGTGTGTGGAGAGGTTTTGTTGTGTGGTGTTTGTGTTTACCACTACTGGTGGGGGTTTAGTGGTGTTCTCATTATACATAAAAAGCAGCCCCAAAATAAAGAGTTTAGAAAGGACACTATACCACGGGGCTGCGATTGAGACATTATACCTTAAACTGTGGATAAATCAACCAAATCACTATTGCTAATACAATGCTTATGATGTATGATACTTGTGTCAATAAAGAAAGGACAACAAATGAGAATACAAGTGCAAGATAGGGGGAGCTTCTTTGAGTTTCCTATAACAGTGCAGGGTGGCTATTGGGACGACGGTAGCTTCGAGATGGAATGGTGCAACCATGCCGGTGCATACCAAACCAACAGCGATTTTTGGTACGCCAAAGATAACGGTGGCTACGAAGAAGTCACAGAGAAATATTACATCTGCGATAAGTGCGACGAGACTTGGGAAATGGATAACGATGATTATGAAAAGGAGGATTTTTAAATGGCAGGAACTAAAATAGGTGGAACTAAAGCAGCAGCAACTAACTATGAAAGACATGGTGCAGACTTCTACGCACGTATTGGATCAGTAGGTGGTAAGAACATTCATCAAAGAAACCCAGAAACAGGTAAGGCTCTTAAAGGCTTTGCATTAAACCCAGAACGAGCTCGTATGGCTGGAAAGGTTGGTGGGGCCATCAGCAAACGTGGTAAATCAAATGGTTGAGGGATTGACGATTGCAGTTGTACTTTTAGCTGGCATATTCATAGCTAGAGAACTAATAGAAACCTACAACACAATTCAAATTAGAAAACAGATAGCTAATCTTCAACAAGAACTAGACGAATTGATAAACGTATTAACTAAAAAAGGCAAGAAATGAGTGAAACATTTGACAGTTTAAGTTTCTATGACAGGTCAGGGCTAGGCTTTGGTTGGCGTGAAGATGCCGCCTGCAAGGGTATGGATGTAGATATGTTCTACCCAGAGCGTGGACAGAACGGCAGAGAAGCAATTGCAGTGTGTGCTGGGTGTCTAGTCGTTAAAGAATGTTTGCACTTTGCGTTGAGCAACAGCATCAAAGTCGGTGTCTTTGGCGGGACAACTGAGTTCCACAGAAGAAAGATGAGGGGGAAATATGAAACAGGTACAGAAGTTAGTTGAGCAAGCACTCCAAACTTGGGAGGAAACAAGGGACAGTGATCGCAAACTAATGCTTGCAGTCTGGTATTTACAAGACCCAGAGTACGAATCAAACTTCCGCAAGTTCTTTTTAAACGAAGCAGCAAGCCCAGAAACTATAAGGCGTATGCGTCAGAAGCTTCAAGAGCAAGGCAAATATCTAGCCAGCAAAAAGGTAGAAGACGCTAGGTTTGAAAAGTTTAGAGATATGCACTACTCACGAGCATCGCTTAGTAATATAAACCAAATGGATTTGTGATATAACTATGGTATGGCCAGCCGACAGTTAGAAAAGAAATTAGATCTGATATTTTCGAAGTATATTCGATTAAGAGACTCCGACAACGGGGTCTTTTTTTGTTGCAGCTGTGGAGCACTCAAGCCTGAACAGCAAATGGACGCAGGGCATTTTATTAGCAGAAAATGGCGTAATACACGCTGGAGAGAAGACAATGTTCATGGTCAGTGTAGAGCAGATAATAGATTTGGAAATGGTGAAGCTGCCGGGTATGCAATGTTTATGATTAAAAAATATGGCTTGGAACATGTTGAGATGCTACATCAATTAAGTAGAAAAACAGCAAAGTTTACTGATAGCGAATTAGAGGATATGATAAAGAAGTACAAGGCTCTGGTGAAGGAGATGTCTGATGCTCAAAAAACTATTGAATAAAGTGTTTATAATCAAGCACGACCCATGGCTAATAGAGAACAACAGAAAATTCCCACTTGTCCCAGAAGCTCCTGTGGTAAACTTAAAGCGTAAGAATAGGGCAACAAATGATAGTGCATAATCCAAACAAACTACCAACAGCATCCATTGCTGACCTATTACCTACGCAAGGTGAACTCAAAGACTTGAGCACCGAAAATTACGAGAAGCTTAAAAAGAATATTGAACGCCGAGGCTTTATAGACCCAGTAGCAGTCTGGGAAGATAAGAACGGAATCAAGTACATACTCAATGGCCACCAAAGACAGCGTGTGCTAGCTAACGAGGGATGGATAGAACCAATACCCTACTTTAATGTACCGGCAAAGACACTACAGGAAGCAGCCGCAATAGTATTAGAACTCACAAGCCAGTACGGAAAGATTACCCAAGAGGGATTAGATGCTCATATTGCCAAGTATGATTTACCAGAAGCCGAGATATACGAAGCTACTCACTTTGACGCATTATCGTTTTACGACACTAGCGAACCAGAGCAAGAGGTAGAAGAGGACGAAGCACCTGAGGTTGATGAATCAGAACCACCTAAAAGCAAGCTAGGCAAGATATATCAGCTAGGCAGACATAGGGTTATGTGTGGGGATAGCACGAATATAGAACAGTTTGAAAAATTAGTTAATGATAAACGAGCAACGCTAGTCTTTACTGACCCCCCGTATGGAGTAAGTTACCAATCAAATATGCGTGTTAAGAGCAAAAAATTTGAAATTTTAAAGAACGACAACGTTATATCTATAGACGGAGTAGTAACGGCAAGCGAATATTCAGATGGTTGGATAATGGTATGCACATCTTGGAAAGTTTTAAGACAATGGCTAGAAGCTTTAGAATTATTTGGAGAACCTAGCAATATAATTATTTGGGATAAGGGTGGTGGCGGAATTGGTGATTTAAAGCATACTCTTTTAACTGATTACGAGGTAATAATTTCTTATAACAGGGGTGCAAAAATAATTGGTAAAAGGATTGGTAGCGTATGGGATTGTGGTAAAGATGCTGCAGGTAGTTATGAACACCCTACACAAAAACCTGTTGCTTTATCAGCTTTGGCTATTAATACTATGACAAATAAGGGTGATTATGTATTTGATGTATATTTAGGCTCAGGCTCGACCCTAATAGCCTGCGAACAAACAGACAGAACTTGTTACGGCATGGAACTAGACCCTAAGTATGTAGATGTAATAAGAAAGCGTTATGCTAAGTTTATACAGCCCGATGACCAGTTGCCTGAGAATTGGGAAGAATTAACACCAGCAATAAATTGAGTGAAAAATGAGCGACAAAAGATTAGACAACCTAAAACCATTCACAGGAGCCGATGATCCTAGACGCATGAACGGCAAACCTAAGGGTACTAAGCACATATCCACATGGATACAGGAGATGCTTAACGACCCAGACTTCGAGCTAAAGTTAAAGGACGGCACGATACTCAAGGGAGCACCACTAGCAGCTATTATTAAGACAGCAGTAGCCAAAGCAGTCAGTGGAGATATGAGAGCCTTTGATATCCTCGGCAAGTATGGCTTCGGAACTAAACTAGATGTAACAACTAACGGCAAAGAATTACCAACCCCAATCATAAAGGTAGATGATGGCGCACAAGATAAATCTAGCTAACATTAAAGACTGGGCTGCTAACTACGATGGAGAACTCTTTGACGGTATTCTCTGCGACCCACCTTATCACCTAGTAAGCATGACAAAAAGATGGGGTAGCGACAAAGCACATAACACCCCAATTATGGACACTAAGGAGGGTGGTGTATTTGCAAGGTCAGCCAAAGGTTTCATGGGCAAGGATTGGGATGGTGTAGACGAAAACGGAATAGGTATAGCCCAAGACCCTGAGATGTGGGCGTTACTCTACAAGCTACTTAAACCAGGCGCACACTTACTAGCTTTCTCTGGTAGTAGAACCTATCACCGTATGGCAGTAGCAATAGAAGATGCAGGCTTTGAGATTAGAGATATGATTGAGTGGGTGTATGGTAGTGGATTCCCTAAGTCATTAAATATAGCAAAACAACTAGATAAGATGGTGACCGACACCCCTGGTGTTTCCAGCGAAAAAACTGATAACGCAGTCGGATTAAATGGAGCGACAGACCAGCCATCATCTTGGGATAATAATGAATACGGTGGTGGTAACGCTAAATGTCCAATCTGTAATAAGTGGTTTATTTCTGGTAGTCCCTGCGTTTGCCCAAAAGAAAAAGTATCTTACAAAACAAATGAAGCTCAATACTGGGAAGGCTACGGCACAGCTCTTAAACCAGCCCACGAACCCTGTGTATTAGCTAGAAAACCAATAGAGGGTAATGTAGCCCAGAACTGCTTAAAGCATGGTACTGGTGGGTTGAATATAGATGGTAGTAGGGTAACTACAGAAGATAACTTGAATGGTGGAATGTATTCAGGTAGTGGTAAAGCTAAAACAGTAGCTGACCACAAATGGGGATTTGAGAAACGAGATGGACAATATGTACAACCTACTGGTCGCTTCCCTGCCAACCTTATACACGATGGCTCTGATGAAGTATTAGAGGTGTTTCCTGATAGTAAATCTACTGGTGGCACTGGGAAAATAAGTTTAGATAGCAACATAAATCTTGGAGGTGGGAATAATTATTTTCATTTTAATGACTCTGGCTCTGCTGCTAGATTCTTCTACACAGCTAAATCTAGTAAGAGTGAGCGTAATGCTGGGCTAGATGGGTTTGAGATAAAAGAAGCATTATTCAACAATACTGGGCTAAAAAATAATGGTGATGGTACAGAGCGACCACAAGGCAAATTTCAAAATCACCACCCGACAGTCAAACCTTTGGCTTTAACTAAATACCTAGCAACTCTAATCAAACCACCAAAGGGCGGCAGACTACTTGTTCCTTTTTCTGGCTCTGGTTCTGAGATGATTGGAGCATTACAAGCAGGCTGGGAATATGTTGAGGGCGTTGAACTTACCGAGGAATATATACCGATTGCAGAAGCTAGAATTAAATACTGGTTAGATAAAATTCAAGAAGAGAAAGATAACGAACAGCCGAGCCTATTTGATGTATAGCCAGACTACAGCCACAGACAAGATTATCGGAATGAGCAAACGCATTAGAGCTGTTGCCGGTGGTACTTCTGCGTCTAAGACAATCTCTATCCTTCTTTACTTAATAGCTAAAGCACAAAGCGATAAGCACCCAACACTCACCAGCGTCGTATCTGAAAGTTTTCCACACCTTAGGCGTGGTGCAATGCGTGACTTCTTGAACATTATGCAGGAACATAACTATTTCAAAGACGACCTGTGGAGCAAGACAGACTACACTTACACATTCGAAACTGGTAGTAAGATAGAATTCTTTTCAGCAGATCAACCTAGCAAGGTGCGTGGTCCAAGACGTGACCGGCTATTTGTAAACGAGGGCAACAACATACCACAGGAAGCCTTTGAGCAACTCCTAGTGCGTACTAAAGAGTTTGCTTACATAGACTGGAACCCTGTCGCTGAGTTCTATATGTACACCGATTATATTGGCAAGCGTGACGATGTGGAGTTCATTACCTTAACTTATAAAGACAACGAAGCTCTAGCCAAAGAAATCGTAGGAGAAATTGAAGCCCGCAAGAACAACAAAGCTTGGTGGCGTGTTTACGGTGAGGGGCAACTTGGTGATGTCGAGGGCAGAATCTACAAAGACTGGCAGATTATAGACGACATACCTCACGAGGCTAGACTGATACGAAGAGGGCTAGACTTTGGTTACTCGGTAGACCCGTCAGCTATTGTGGATATCTATGAGTATAACGGCGGATATATTGTGGATGAGCAGCTTTACTTAAAGGGCCAAAGCAACAAACAACTTGCTGACTTTATTAAGAACCTACCGGAATCGACTACATTAGTTATCGCTGACTCAGCCGAGCCCAAGAGTATTGACGAAATCAAACTTCATGGCGTGAATATACTCCCAGCAGAGAAAGGCAAAGACTCAGTGAACTACGGTATCCAGATGATTCAAGACAAGCAAATATCTATTACTAAGCGTTCAATCAACGGCATCAAAGAGTATCGCAACTACATGTGGAAAACTGACAAAGACGGTAGAAACGTTGGAGTACCCGAGCCTGGGCTAGATCACTTCCTAGATGCTATGAGATACGCAATTAGCAGCGACCAACCAAGCCAGCAGCTCCATGCTTACAAACCAAAAGCAATGGTGCAGCGTAAGTATGGTAGGGCATAATTGTGATATAATGCGAATAAGGTAGGGTTCAGGGTATAACGTGGCAAAACAAACTTCATTACAGACAGTATTAGACGGTTTCGATAAATCATGGGAATACTGTTCTGGCTCTTGGCATTCACGCTGGAACGATAACTACTATCTTTACAATAACAACCGAGTCAAGGTTGGATACCAAGGCATAACCGATACATTTGTGCCAATGACTTTCTCTACTATTGAGACTATGACATCGGCTTTGTTTGGCACACGACCTAGATTCCAATACACTGCACCTGCTGATAAATTCGGACAGAACACTGACATCCTGAACGCACTTGTTAATTACTACTGGGACAAAGACAAATGGGGAATGAAAGTTATCAACTGGGGCAGAGATATGCTTCGATTTGGTACTTCTGTTATTTACTTGCACTGGGATGGCAACTGCCCAAAGATGATAAACGTGCCAATCAGGGACTTCTTTATAGACCCAACTTGTAACTCATTAGAAAACGCTGCTTACATGGGCCGCAGATACCTGACTACACTTGAAGAACTAAAAAGCTTTGAAATCGTAGACCTAGAAAAGTCTGACGACATGAACGTCGTTATGAAGCCTAAGTACATGAACCTAAATCTAATCTCTAAGACTAAGAACGGTGCCGGTGAGAACACTGACAAAGAAGAAAAGGATATGTGGTATGGCTCGACTGTATCAGACGAGGACAGCTTGGTAGAAGTCCTTGAATATTGGACAAAAGACCGAGTCATAAGCGTAGCCAACCGCTCTATTGTTATTGAAGATTCAGAAAACTACTTCAAGCAAAAAGCCAAGATGAATGGTGAAGATTACGCCAAGGGCTTAATGCCGTTCTGTTCACTAAGAGACTATGTTGATGGCTCACTATTCTACGCTAAGGGTGAGATAGACTTTATCGCTGACCAACAGGAACTACTGAACGACCTAACTAACCAGAACATCGACTCAATTACCTTTACATTGAACCAGATGTATACCCTCGACCCACGCTACGCTCATCTTCTAGAAGAAATTGAGAACATGCCGGGAGCTATCTATCCTGTCGAAGCTGGTGCTTTGCAGCCGATAGTTCAACGACCAGTGCCACAAGACGCTTTCTTAGAGCGAACCAACATCAAGAACGAAATACGAGAGACTACTGCTTCTAACGAGATTATCAAAGGGGTTAGCCCACAAGGTGGCGGCTCTACTACTGCTACTGAAATACAAGCACAAATTGCAGGTTCAGGCCAAAGACTAGCTCTTAAAGTAACCCAGATAGAAGATGAAGGATTCCACCAATTAGCAACACTAGTGCTAAGAATGATTAAACTTTATGTCACCGAGCCAATGCTTGTAAGAGTTGTTGGTAAAGATGGCGTACGATGGGAAGAGTTTAACCCATTAGAGTTTGCTGGCGAATATGACGTAGAAGTCCAACTTGAAACCACTGTGAACTCACAGAAAGCCCAACAGGCTAACCAAGCCAAAGAGATGTATGCTGCTTTCTTAAACGACCCAACAGTTAACCAGACAGCACTTAAAAAACTTGTCTTGCAGCGAGGCTTTGACCTAGATCCAGACGAAGTAGATGAGTTAATGGCTGAGCCACAAGAACCTATGATGCAGCCTGAAATGATGCCTGAAATACCTGCGAATCCCCTACCGTTAATGCCTGAGGGAATGCCAATGGAACCACCACTTGAAATGCCTGTGGAGATGATGTGATAGAGATAAAGAAAGCCTATAACACTTTCTTTCGTTCCAAAGGCGGTGAGCACCTTATCAGTATAATTACAGAAATTGTATCAAGTAATCATCTTAAGGCCGAACAGTCCCCTGAACTGGCGAGAGATTTTGTTCAGAGGGCTAAAGGTGCTCGAGAAGTGCTTGACCACATACAGTCTGTACTTAGTGCCAAAGACAAATAGTTACCTTTCCAAAGGGAGTAGCGAGAAATATTAATTAACACCCTGCCTTGTGTTACTCGCTCCCCACTTTGGGCAGGGAACATTAACATAAGTCAGCAATGACTAAATAAAAGGAGTTACGATGGAAGACACCACAACCGAGGTGAGTTCTAATCAGGGCGTAGATTCTACACAACCCAACGATGCGAACTGGAAGCCAGAGGCGGTATTAAAACCCACCGAACAAGAGCAACCGCAACAGGAAGCCGACGAGCCGACTGAGGCTAATAACGACGCAGAAGCTACGCAAGTAGACGAAACGCCAACAGAAGCACCAGACGACACCTCTAAATGGCTACAAGCAAAAGGCATTGACCCTAGCGACCCTGAAGCAATTAACAAATTAGCAAAGTCTGCAAGAGAAGCTGAGCGTGCTATGCACCAGAAAGCCCAACGAGCAAAAGAACTTGAACGTTCTATGACTGAATTAAGCGACGAGTCTGCCGAGCAGATAGCAATGTCTACTGGACAAGACCCAGAGCTACTCAAACGACTACAACGCTTTGAGGTTAAGAGTACCATCAATGATTTCTTCGTTGATAACCCTGACGCAAAGCAGTACGAGCAAGATATGATTCAGGAAATGACTAACAGTGGCCTTTATGGCTCACCTGAAGCTATGTTAAAAGCAGCCTATGCTATGGCGGTAGCAAAGAATCCTGATAAGGTTAAGTCCCAGGCACGCAAGGAAACCCTTGAGAGTCTAGCCCAGAAACAACAAGCCAGCGTACCAACTGGCAACGCTACAAACGCAGGTATTTCTTCTACGAAGATTACACCTGAGAATGTGGACCAATTGGTAGCAAAGAACGATTTAGCGTGGTTCCAAAAGCACTACGACGAAATCAATCGAGCAATGGCTGGTTAAATTAACCATTAAAGATAAGGAAATATAATACTATGACTACTACTGGCGCATATGGTTCAGGTAATGTCAACATCGGTACAACCGCTGCTAACGTATTTCGCCCAAATATTTGGAGCAAAGAAGTTCTAATGTTCGTTAAGAGCAACCTAGTTCTTCTTCCACTTATAAAGCACTACGATGCAGATGTTAGATCTGGTGGACAAACACTTGAAATCCCTAACGTATCTACAATCAGTGCTAACCTAAAAGCACAAAACACTGTTGTAACCCTAAACTACAACACTGAAACTAAGACTACAATTACACTTAACAAGCACTACGAAAGCTCATTCTTAGTAGAAGACATTGTTAAGGTACAGTCTGCTTACGATCTACGCAGCGATTACACCAAAGCTGCTGCATACGCTATTGCTGAGAAAGTTGATTACACACTAGCTAGCGAAATGACATCTGCTTGGAAAACTGCTTCACAAACTATCGGTGCTTATGGCACAGCCATCACTGACGATGAAATCCTAGCAGTTAACCGCTACTTGGATGACGCAAAGGCTCCTCAAACTGACAGAAGCCTTGTTGTTACACCTAAGGGTAAAGCTGAAATGCTTGCAATCGACAAGTACATCCGTTACGACGCAATCGGTGTCGGCGGTACAGAAAACTCTATCCGCAACGGTCAAATCGGTGAAATCTACGGAGTTAAGGTTTACATGAGCCAAAACCTCGTAGTTCTTGACACTGCTACTGACGAGCACAACCACTTGTTCTTCCACAAGGAAGCATTTGCTGTTGCTATGCAGATGGAACCACGAACTCAGGCTACTTACGAGCAGCCATACTTGGGTTGGTTGGTAACAGTCGACGTTCTATTCGGATGTGCAAACCTCCGAGAAGACTTCGGTTGGGTTATCAAGGGATAATTACCCTTTAACCAAAAGAGAGCTCCCGCTCGGGGGCTCTTTTTATATGTGTGTTTTTTATAACATTTGCTATACTTACGTTGTAAATAAAGGAGGGTAACCATGGCACACCTAGATATATATAAACAACTCGTAGAAGAGTTCAACATAACTGAGGATATGGAGCTAGATGCAGAGTTCCGAACAGTATTTGTTAAGAACCAAGTAGATGAAATCAAAAAGATACTATGGCGAGAAATTGTAGACTTTATTATTGCTGACAGCATGAGCCGAAGCGATGACGAAACAGTGGCAACTGCCGGTAACACCAAGAAAACTGAAAAGCGTTCAAACATTAAACAGTTTGCCAAAGCTTTAAGGTCATACAACGAACTGATTGCTGAATTAGAGGCGTAACATGGACAAGCTGGCAGTCGTCTTGCCAAGCCGAGGACTTATGTACTCGGAGACATTTGAGGAATTACTCAATGAGCTTGCTGATTTTAACTATGAAATCTTCTGGGCACACGAAAGACCACTCCCAGAATGCTTTAACGAACCAACCGAGAGAGCACTAGCAGACCCAGAAGTCTATGCGGTGCTCTTTTGTGAAGATGACATGATTATCCCCAAAGGGATTTTGAAGAAGATGTTCGCACAGAACTACCCAGTAGTTGCTTTGGACTATCCATTTAAGAACAACGGCGACTCAACCGTGCTTAATGATCCTAACGGCTACGCTTATTGGTCAGGCACTGGGTTCTTGCTAGCTGCAAGAGGCGTACTAGAAGCCTTTCCGAAGCCTATTTGGCGTACAGACACAGCCTACGACACCATGATTAAGGGCGACCAGCTACTGTTCTGGCCTAGAAAGCTTAAGAAGATAGCTTATGGGCTACACGATGTGCACTTTGGCATGGTTCTTTACTCACAAGGGCTACCAGTTAAGATGATGGCTCGCACAGCAGGACAAAGAAAGCTTGTCCACCTTGGCAAAGCTGGCGTAAACAACGGCAGACACGAGATTAAAGTCATAGATAAGGTCGGCAGAGACATGGTTATAAAGTCATTGGACGCTAAGAGCATAGATATCTTTAAGCGTGGGCTAAACAGAGTCAAAGGCGTGCAGATTCTTGACGCTATACCACCATTTATTAAGTATGTAGACGGACAAGCAACTTATACGGAGGGCAACGCACAATATGTATAGGCTAGGCATAGTAATACCCAGCAGAGGGCTGATATTTAGCCGCACTGCTGAGGAAATAGAGCGTGAAACTAAGGGCATAAGACGCAAGTTCTACTTTGCCCATGGCAAGGCTATCCCAAAATGCTTTGAGAGCCCCGTAAATAGGGCTCTGTGCGATTTTGATAACACACACGTCTTAATACTAGAAGATGACATGATATTGCACGAGAACGCAATCTGGGAAGCCTTAGACGCAGACAAAGATGTGGTGGTTTATGACTACCCAATTACTAAAAACGGCAGAGGTTCAGTGTTTACAGACGGTACCGGCAAGGTAATCTACTCTGGCACTGGCTTTATGCTCATTAAACGAGAGGTGTTCGATAAGCTCAAAGCTCCATACTTCCGTTCAGACATAGGTTGGAACGTATATCGAGATAAAGAAAGCCTTAGATTTGTAGCTCGTGAGATGGTTAAAGGAGACGGGTATGGCCTACACGACATAACATTTGGGATGAAACTGCAAAAAGCAGGTATCGAGATTACTGTGCTGGACAAGACTCTTGGGCAAAGAAAACTCATAGCTCTCGGTAAGTCTGGAACCAATGACGGAGCACACAATATTGAGAACTGGACAACAGTCAAGAAAAACTTTTCTCTAAAAGAATACATGAAGCTTCCTGAATCACTTAGCAGTAAAAGCAAGCTAGTCACACTCGAAACACTAGACGGGTTCATTAACGTCAGTCAAGAGCACGCAGACAAGCTAATAGCAGCCGATAAAGCCAAGCCAATATTAAGTAAGCAAACAGTCATAGACTTTGGAGACTTTGAAATATGAAACTACTGATAGCACTTGTTACCTATAACAGATTAGAATACACATTACGCACAGTTAAAAGTCTTCTGAGAACAATTCAAGTACCTTATTACTTTGTGGTTGTGGACAACAACTCGACAGACGGAACGCAACTATACCTAGAAGATTTACACCATTTAGCTTTGTGCCATAAAGTTATACTGAATCCAGATAACTATTATCCCGGCAAAGCAACCAACATAGCTTGGGCTGAGGGGCTTAAAGACTACCCAGAAGCTACGCACTTAATGAGATGCGATAACGACATGCACTTTGAGAAAGGCTGGGACACAAAAGCACAGGAGTACTTCGAAAAGATAGACAGACTTGGACAGTTAGGTTTGGATTACTGGGGTGGAGAAGAGAAGCCTCCGATTATTATTAACGGCATGGGGTTAAACGAATACCCCGGTGCAGTCGGTGGCCCTAATATAATTAAGCGTTCTATCTGGAACGGTGGCGTTCGCTATGACGAGAGTCGCTGGGAAGGTAGCCGAGAAAAGGTTCAGGAAGATTCAAGACTTAGCCGAGAAATTAAAAGCTACGGCTATCTAGTGGGGCACATGAGCGAGAAACTAAGCTGGACATTTGCTAATGAATCTAATTGGTCAGACTACCCAGACTATTACTTAAAGACTATGTATGATCGTAACTACGACGACAAAGTAGAGTTAATTAAAAAGATGAAAGAGGGCAGGAATGATTAGTCTATTAGTACCAACAAGAAATCGTCCACAGAATGTGGAAAGACTGTGGAAAAGTATCACGGAGACAGCTAGCATGCCAATGGATATTGAAATGGTGCTCTACGTTGATGATGACGACGACAGCTACAACAACTTATCTTTCCCAGTAACTATTATCAAAGGGCCGAGAATTGTACTAAGCGAGATGTGGAACAAAGCAGCCGAGAAAGCTACCTCAAACATTTTAATGTACGCTGCCGATGACATAGTATTCAGAACGCCTAACTGGGATACAAAAGTAGTAAGCAAGTTTGATACTATTCCAGACGGTATAGGCTTTGTGTTCGGGAACGATGGCTCTGAGGTTCATGACGGCAAATACGGAACTCATGGATTTGTAACTAAGAAGTGGGTTAAAGCATTGGGATATGTCTGCCCTCCACACTTCTCTGGTGATTATTCAGACACTTGGATTAACGACATAGCTAAGATGGTTGGTCGGCACTTCCACATAGACATAATGACTGAGCACTTGCACCCAGACTTCGGCAAGACTGAACTAGATGCTACTTACAAAGAAAAGTATGAACGCATGGCACAGGACAAAGTAGCAGAAAAGTACGCAAGCATGCACCTAGACAGAGTGGTTGACTCTAATAAATTAAGAAAGGTAATGCAATGAAACGAATTGTTGTGCTAGGCGGGGGAGGATTTTTGGGATGTAATTTAGTGGCGTTCTTAAAAGACAAAGGGCACTGGGTTAGATCAGTTGACATAGACTACCCTGAGTACCGAGAAAAGATGTGGAACCAAGCAGACGAAGTTATAGATTGCGATTTAAGAAACCCTGATAACGTAGATTCAGCTTTGAAAGACGTAGACTGGGTATTTCAGTTAGCAGCCGACATGGGTGGCGTTGGGTTCTTCCATGGTGGGCATGACTATTACCCATATCTCAATAGTCATCAGATTAACCTCAATGTTTTAAGGGCTTGCGAAGCTAACGATATTGAACGGTTGTTTTTTAGTGCATCGGCATGTGTCTATCCTACGCATTTAAACATGACAAGCGACAGCCCAGCACTAACTGAGGATATGATCTACCCAGCTAACTGCGACATGAGCTATGGCTGGGAGAAGCTAATGATGTTAAGACTTTGCGAGCGAGCACCATTTGAGGCAAGAGTTGGCATCTTTGATACCATCTATGGAGTTTACCAAGAGAAATCAGGCGAACGCATGAAGTTCCCGACATCAATAGCCACTAAGGTAATCAAAGCTAAACGCACAGGGCAACCCGTAGAAGTGTGGGGCGATGGCACCCAGCAAAGAGTGTTCCTATACATAACAGACGCACTTGAAAAGATTTATGCAATTATGGCTAACGACGAGTATTATGGCCCAGTTAACGTAGCTTCCGATACCGAAGTTACTATCAGAGGCATAGCCGAGATGTGTTGCGATATCGTAGGGATAGAAAAGAACATAATTTACGACACTACAAAACCAGTCGGAGTGCTGTCAAGACGCACATCAAACGACAAATGGAATGATAAGTATGGTTTCGAGCCTAAGGTAAGCCCAGAACAAGGCTTTAAGGAGCTTATAGAATGGTTAAACTTTCAATCTTAATACCGACAATGGAGCAACGCAAAAGCATGCTCTCACGTCTTTTATTTGGCTTACAGCATCAAATGAACGATAGCGTTGAAGTGTTGATAGACCAATCAAACAACAAGATGGGAGATAAACTCACTAACATGTTCCAAATAGCCAAGGGCAAGTATGTAGTGTGTGTAGACGATGATGATTACCTAGCCGATGATTATGTGTCTGCACTTACATTTGACGATGAGGATTTTGTAGGTTATAAGATACTTTCACTATGCAACGGTGAGTTTGAGAATGTATATTCGCACTCCATAGACGGCAGCGATGCTTGGGACAAAAGCACTGGTCGGGGCATATCTCCTAAATGTTTAGTTAAAACTGAAATAGCCAAACAAGTACCGTTTGGGAATGAATATACGTCAGATCGTGACTGGTCTATGTCGGTACGAAATCTATGCAATACTGGCAAGTTTATAAATAGGGTGCTGTATTACTACGATTGCTATCCTAATTCATCATTATTCTCATTAGGCGAAAAACGGGAGGTGGGTCACTACCCCTATGACCCAACATTATTTACATGGGTATAGCTCACAAGTGGTATAATACAGATAAAGGCGGGTAAGGTAATTATCTTGGACTACTTAGACTCCGTAAACGACAAGCGAAAAAAACTTGAAGAGCAAAGACAAAAAGAGTTTTTGCACAAGCAGGCATTGGCACAATCTAAACAGAACACAAAGCAAATACTCGATACGCTCAAATCTGATAGCGAAACAACTAAGAAAGTTGAGATAGTTAACGAACTTGCATCCAAAGACGATATTGAAGATGTGATCGAACAGCTTAAAGAAGTACAGCTCGCAGCACTTCTATCTAACAAGCGACCAGAATTAATCTTAGCTAATGGCGTCAATGTAGAAGACATACTAAGCCCACTCAACGACAAGATATCCGCAGCATTAGATACACTTGCTAATTCAAACAGCAACGAGAAACTTGCCAAACAATTAGACAAGAGTTTCAGCGATTTCTCAGAAGCAATGTCTGCGTTTTTGGTGCAGAACCAAGAGGCATTAACCGAAACTCAGCGTGGTATCGAAGACAGTATTAATAGAATCGACGTAAAGCCAGTTGTAAACGTTCCAAAAGCACAGGTCAGTGTATCTGCCCCGAAAGTAGATCTAAGCCCATTAGAAGCTAAACTAGATGCCCTAAGAACGGCCATAGAGTCAATCCCTACCCCATCACTAGACACAACAGACTTAATGGTTGCAACCGACTCAGTGCGTAACGCAATCGAGAACATGCGATTCCCAGTTCCTAACTATGTGCTTCCCTACAAAGACATAAACGGTGCAGCAACTCAAGTAGAGCTAAACCCAGATGGTTCACTACCAGTTTCTATAGGAACAGACGGTTCAATCCCAGCAATAGACTTATTCGGCTCTGCAATAACTGGCTCACGCTACAACCAAGTCGAGATTGATTACTCAACAGCTGACCCAGACGCAATCACTGACATAACAGTCACTAAAACTAGCGGTGGTGATGCAACAACAGCTAACGGTCAGGCAGTGTTCTCAACAGGAACAAGTGCTACTGGTGGCATCAAAGCAGTTACCAACACCACAGTTAATTACCGACCTAACACTGAATCTTATGCAGCGTTCTCGGCTATCTTTACAGCTGGAGTAGCTAACTCTTACCAAAGAATTGGTATTTATGACACTAATAATGGTTTCTTTGTAGGTTATGAAGGGACATCTTTCGGTGTAACAGTTAGAAAATCTAGCGTTGACACAACAGTACCGCAGGCTTCTTTTAATGTCGATACGCTAACCGGTGGCTCTACTTCTAAATATACAAGAAATGCAGCCCCAGAAGCTATTGATTTCACTAAAGACAATCTCTACCGCATCAGATACGGTTGGCTTGGTGCTGCTGCTATCTACTTTGAGGTCTTAAGCCCAGACCAAAGATGGGTTGTATTCCACATCCACCGCACCATAAACACCAGCACTGTACCTTCAGTGGCTAACCCTAACCTTCCTATTACTTTAGATGCTCGCAAGACTTCAGGTGCTACAAATATCATTATGTACACAGCTTGCTGGGCAGGTGGTACAACTTCTAACTTCCAGAAGATTACAGACACTCTTACAGACAACACTTTGGCTACGCTTTCACGCTCAGTTATTACTGGCCAGACAACAGGCGGTGGTGGTGGCTATGTTAATGTAAAAGTAAATCCTAGTGGTGCGTTAGCAGTAGAATCCACTTCAGCAACGCCAGATACAGGCACAGTAACCACAGCTTCAGTTACTAACTCAAACACTACAGTTCTAGCTTCAAATAACAACAGAATGGGAGCCACTATCTATAACGAGGGTACAGTAGACTGCTTGGTCAAGCTTGGATCAACAGCCTCAGCCAGCTCTTACACAGTTAAAATGATAGTAGATTCTTATTACGAGGTTCCTTTTGGCTACACTGGAATCATCACAGGCATTACAGCATCAGGCACTGCTACACTTAGAGTAACGGAGATGACATGATATGCCTTTATATAATCCAGCATCAATCTCAACAATTAAAGTAAACGCCACAGCAGGTGAAAACCTAGTGGCTGGGAATCTTTGCTATCTCAAAAGCGATGGTAAGTATTGGAAAGCCTCTGTTAGTTCTACAAGCACAGGCACAGCCAAGCTCTTGATGGCTAACGCTACAATTAACGCAGATGCCGTTGGGCAGTTTGTAGCCTATGGGACATTTACTACGACTGGTTTAACTGCTGGTTCTGTTTATTACATGTCTACAGGCGGCGGCATATCTACCACGCCTCCTAGCACTCAGGACTATGTGATTAGACCAATAGGCACAGCATCATCAACAACTAATCTAGAGTTCGACCCATCAGTATCATGGGCGACATATAAGGCATAACAATGGCAACATACTACCTAGACTTTGAAAACGGGAATGACGCTAGTGCAGGGACTTCTTGGGCTACTGCTTGGAAAACTATTACAAGTGGTGCTACCGCAGCAAGAACAGCACCTGGAGATACAATTAGAATTGCTAAAAGTGGTGGCGTAACATCTATCGGTAATGGAACTTGGACAAATAAATCTGCGACAGTTACTTTAGCCACAGCACAAACAACATCTATCTATAAAGATGGTGCGTGGACATTAGCAAACTCTGCTACTTCAACAACCACTACAGCAAGAAAAGAAGGCACAAACGCTGCACAGATAACTACCCCAGCTTCTACTGCTACTTCTACTAAATATGCTTATTTAGACTTAGGCGGAACTTTTGATTACTCTTCTTATGACGCAATAACCTTGTGGTTTGTGAACGTAACAAATGCTTTAGCAGACGCTAATAGATATACAATTAAACTTTGCTCAGATACTACTGGAGATACTGCAGTTGATGAATTTTTAATACCAGCTCAAACAAACAATAACCGTTGGAAGCCATTAGTTTTAACACGTGTAGGTGGTGGTAATTTAGGTTCAGCCATTAAATCTATTGCTTGGTATACAGGTTCATCTAGTCCTGGCAACAGCAACCAAGTAAGGCTAGATAACATTTCTGCTTGTTCTGCTACTGGGCTTAATTTAACATCTTTAATTAGCAAAAACTCTGTCGAATATAATGGCTCTGACACTTGGCACGGATTACAAAGTATTGATGGAACAACTGTCATATTGGGTAATATTGAAAGCGTAATAGCTGGGTCAACAAGCTTAAGAGGGTATTATACTGCTGGCACAACACCAGAAACAGTTACAACATACATAAGACCAACAATAAAATTGCCTCAAGGTGCATCTGGAACATCACTACAAACCTTACAAGAATCAGGCACTGCAGGTAATTTAATTACTTATTCAGGTGGATGGAACACATCTTCTAATACACAAGATGGCGAAACTTGGTTAGACGCACAAGATGGAACGCCTAACTTAATAAACTATAATGGCATAAACTATACCAAATTTGAAAGAGTAAACGCTGTAAGGTGCTCTATTGGGTTTACATCTTCTGGAAATGCAGTGGTAGGTTCTGAATTATCTTGTATCGTAATTAACTCTTCTAATTCAATAAGTTTAGGTGGAAACTTAAATACTTTTTCCGTCCAATCTAACAATAACAGTAACCCAATATCGACATCATCTTCTTCACCAGAAACTTACGACAATTATTTTAGTAAACTTATATCGAAAAACAATTCATCTAATTCGACTATAAATGGTAGCAATATGTATATTGACGAATTAGAACATAGCAATAGTGCAGGATTATTAACATTGAGTAGCAACATAGGTATTTGGCGAATAAATAAATTTACAATGGATGATAGCGATGATGGTGTTCTTATGTCAAGTAATATTTTTATAGAAGATGCTACTATTAAAAATTGCACTACTACATTCGCAGATTTTAGCACTGGAATAAAAATAAACAAATTGACTGCGTCAGGAAACACTAACTTGGGTAATGTTAGAAATTTATATGTCAATAATCTTAACGCAGCTACAACACAAATTTTAGGTTCTAACTTTTCTGGTTCTACTTTAAGAATTGGTCAACCCACAGCATTTTATAGTGCCATAAATAACAACGCTAATGATAATAGAGCATATTGGAAACTTGGTAATGCTTTGTCTCAAACCACAACTAGACACACAGCTTCAGGCATTGCTTGGCAAATAAACATTACAAGTAGTTCTCAAGATTCTAATAAACCAGTTATGTATCCAATAGCTAAAGTGGCTTGTAATGCTAGTTCATTAGTAACTGTTAAAGCTTGGGTTAAGTTATCTCACGCCACAGATATTGGCGCAAAGCTAATGATACAAGCCAATGAAATAGCGGGTGTTTCAGCAGATGTTACAGCAACTAAATCTGCAGACACTAACTGGGAAGAACTTACTATTACCTTTACACCAACAGTAGCTGGCGTAGCACAGATTTATGTTCAGGGCTACTGGCTTGCTAATCTAGCTGACGAATCCATATTTGTAGATGATGTAACAATTCAGCAAGCATAGGAGTGATATGAGCATAATTTCAAGACAAGAACAAATAGACGGCAAATGGTTTACTTGGATTATTACAGAGGGTCTAAATACTATGATGGTAGAAGATGACCATGAAATAACCGAAGCCGAAGCCGAACAAAAACTATTAGATTGGCAAGCATCTCAAATAGTAGTAGATCCAGTTATCGAGGAAGTTACAGATGGCACTACCAACTAGCACCGACCTACAGACAATGGACTGGTCTTATGCTGGGCTTCCATTTGTAGATGTTCCCGCCAAAGGCGATATTCTTACAGGCACTATGGATTGGAGCTATGCTGGTTTACCGTTTGTTACTAACCCAGGCTTGCAAGGCCCAACCAATGTTGGCAGCTTTGATGGTGTTACTTCCACCAACCTCCAAACTATCTCAGGAGTAGCCTATACGAATCTAGAAACTATTATGGGCGTAACTTAGACTTGATATAATTAAAGTACAAGGAGAACATCATGCCATTAAAAAAAGGTTACGGGAAGAAAACAGTATCAGCTAACATTCGCAAAGAAATGAAAGCTGGCAAGCCACAAAAGCAGGCTATTGCGATAGCACTTAGCTCTGCACGCAAGTATAAGAAAAAGAAATAGTGATATAATAAGGGTAACGGGGCAGGCGAGGAAATCTCGTGGCATATCAACTTAGCGATTTAATAACCAAAGTTCAGAGAAGAGTCAGAGATACCGGCTATTCATCTGCTGAAATAACTGATTACCTAAACGACACACAGAACGACATCTATAACGAATATCGTCTGCCATTCATGCAGACTTATGTCGACTATACTTTGTTTGCTAATGTGGCCGATATCACCAACAGCTCTGGGTTGCTGCCAGATTATGTTCAAGCCGTAGATCTTACTGTCACTACGCAAGGCAAAGACTCGCAGCTTATCTACAAGCCATACGAAGAAATATTTGCAGAGTATCCTAACCCAGACGACCTCACTGCTTACCCATCAACCATACCTAAATACTGGTACTTTTATGACGAAACAATTAAGGTGTTCCCAACATCTAGCGAAGATTTAACCGTGAGACTACGCTACTACAAGAAACCTACTGACTTGGTTATCGCATCAGACGTGCCAAGTATTCCATCACAATTCTCTGAATTACTTGTAGTTGGTGCTGCATATCGAGTTCTACAAGTAAAAGACAACTACGATCAAGCAGGAGTTCTCCAAAACAAATACGACGAACTATTACAAAAGCTCGTAGTGAAGTTTAGCGTGCCACAGACTGGCCACGCACTTCGTATGAGAGTTAACCGTCTTGCTGCCGGCAAGCAATACTTCTAAGGAGGTTATAGATGCCTTGGGCTAAAAGAGTAACAAAGCGAATACCCGGACAAACTTCGCCAAAACAAACCGTTGAGATTAACGATTACTCTGGTGGGTTTAACTCATTTACTGGTAATGATAGCTTCCCACTTAAAAGCGGTGGCTCTAATATGTGGCGTGTGGCTAAGAACGCTCGTATAACTACCCTCGGGGAGTATGGAACTCGCAGGGGCGTAGACTTTCACAGTGCAGCAGCAGGCGAAACTCAAGACCAAGCTCAGACATCTACAACAGGTGCATCTACCGTTAACTTTAATTATACAAACAGGGTAGCTCAAAAGTTTACAGCTGGTGCCACAGGCCGTCTTACAAAGATAGACTTGAATATTAAAAACGATTTGTCAGGAACAGGTGCAGTTATATGTGAGATTTGGACAGATAGTGCAAGCAACCCTGGGACAAAACTTGCTACTTCTTCTATTGCAGCATCAGTCCCGACAGGGTCTTTGGCGTACCAAACTTTTTATTATAACGAAGCCCCATCAGTTACCAGCGGTGCATCTTATTGGCTGGTAATTTATGCACAGGCAAACGCTACTGGAAACTATACTTTATCCACAACTACTAACACTACGCTTGCCAAAACATCAGTGGACATTGGTACATCATGGTCGGCACAGACTTACTCAATTAACTTCAAACAATACTACGCAACCAGCCAACCAGTTAAAGGGCTTTTCAGGGCATATAAGACCGATGGGACAAAAGTTACGCTATTTGTGGCTGGGACAGTGCTCTATTCAGTAAACAACTCCACAGGGGCTCTTACAAGCGTTAAAACAGGTCTCAACGCCAGTGCTACCGACTACCGATTCGCTCTGGTAAACGATATTGTCTATTATGTGAATGGCTATGATGGCTACCGTAAGTGGGACTTTAGCTCAGAGTCTCAAGTATCTGCAACTAACTACACTACAATAGCCGAGCATAAAGGCTTAATGTTCTTGGGCGACAAGACTGACCCCAACAAAGTAGTGTTTTCTAACTTTGCAGCCTATGAAACGTTTACAGCAACTGATTTTATCTACGTTCCAGCACCTAAAACTGGTGACCCAGTTACAGCCCTAGTTTCATTAAACGGTTATCTGTTCGTTTACACCCTAAATAACAAGTACATACTAGCCGGAGATGACCGAGACAGCTTCTCACTAGGCGAAGCACCAGACCAAAGAGGTACTTTTACTCAAGAAACTGTTACAAAAGACAAGAACTTTATGTATTACCTATCTAATGACGGTGTTTACCGCTCAAATGGTTCCGAAGCTCAGCTACTCAGCGAGAATGTATACCAAGAAATCTTTGACTTAAACGACAAACCAGAATGCACAATTCAAGTCAATGGTGGTCGACTCTATCTTTGGTACCAGACTAGTGGTTCTTCTGTTAATGACGAGTGCCTAGTGTGGAATCTTAACTACTCAACTCGCTCAGACACTGTGGAAAGCCGAGACACGCAGAGTTACGGTTCACGAGCCTTTGCTGCCTATGACGACAATAACGCTCTCTTGGTGGGTTCTAGCCTTGTAGGACAGGTTTACTGGCAAGAACTCCCAACTAACGATTACACAAACGCTGGTGGCCTTATAGAGTTTGAACTCTCTACACCATACATGCCGTTTGCAAGTCCATCAGTTCTAAAAGAAATACGATATTGGAACCCAAGATTCGGTGCACAGTCAGATTCATACACTATTGCTTGCGAATATGCCTACGATTTACGAGATAACTGGGAGCTTTACCAAGCACAGAACGTGCAAGGTGAGGGCTTTACTTACGCTGGTGGCTCGACATTTGGATCAACAGCTACTTATGGCACAACTTCTGAATTACAGGCTTATCTCACAGTACCGGGAGAATACAGACGAATTGCTTTGAGATACAAGCACTACGCTACTAGACAGCCACATACTTTCTTGGGGCATACACTTGTAGTACAAACACGCAGGATTAGGTAGGTAGTAAACAATGGCTTTCGTACCACTTAATACAAACAACTCTAACTTAGCGAACTACAATAATGTTAACAATGCCATTAGGGATTTAAATAATAAAAAGATTAAAAATTCTGATTTTAGCACAACCCCTGGTGAACCTGGTGGAGCTTGGAAGTCTTTTACTCCTTCTTGGACAAATATAACTGTGGGTAACTCGACTATCAATGAGGGTTACTATACACAAATAGGTAAAACAGTAATTTTTTATGTTAGATTCGCACTTGGTTCTACGAGCGCTGTTACTGGTTCAGTAACTTTATCTTTACCTGTAGCAAAAGCATCAACATTAAATAACGCTACTCCTATAGGTTTGGTAAGGATGAATGATGTTGGAACAGCCATTTATACTGGCCAGATAACAGCGGCTGGCACAGTAACTGGCGTAGGGGCTTCTGGCACATATGCTACTGAAGCATTTTTAGCAGCTACAGTACCTTTTACTTGGGCTACTAATGATGTTCTATATATACAAGGTACATATCAAGTAGCATAATGATTTATGATATAATACACTTAACAGGGCAGATGGTATAGGCTTATGCAACCCCGAACACTCGATCAAATCATTACAGAATTAAATCAGGTTTATAATCCTCGCATTCAGAATATTGAACAGCAACGAGCTTTAATACCTAAGCAAACTGAAGCTTTAATCCAACAGACAGAAGCAGCCAAAGGGCAGGCTTACGAAGACATTTTGACAGGCGCTCGTAGAAGAGGGCTTGGATTTTCTGGTATACCTCTAGGCGAACAAGCTAAATATGCTGCACAAGTCTATGCTCCAGCTGTATTACAAGCTCGCACACAAGGTCAGGCTCAGGCATTATCACTAGAAGATTCATTAAATCAGCTATTCTCTGAAAGATTAAATCGTGCAGAGCAAATCAGACAATACGAAACAAGCCAAGCCGAACAGCAAAGACAGTTTAACGAACAACTTGCAGCTTCAAGACGAGCCGGCGGCGGTGGAGGCGGAGACGCTGGTAATGTGTTGGGCCAAGTATTATCAGCATTAACCGGAGGTGGCGGTGGTGCGGCAGAACAAGCCAAAGCATTTGCTACACAAAGAGCTAACAAAGGATTTGACTTTACCGATGTCAGTGGAAAAGCAATTAGCGCAGGTAAATATGCTCAGCTTACAGGTCAAGGCATTGGCCAAGTTCTTTATAACATGGGCAAATCTGGTGACACATACGCACAGAACCTTTACAACCAGCTAAAGAGAGATCCATTCTTTGGTAAAGGTAACGCAGCTTATGACGCAAAAATTAAACAGGCTTATAGCCCAATCTTCTGGGGGACATAATGGATAATTTTTTTAAAGGATTTGACGCACCAGCATTTGATACTACACCACAGCAACCACCTGTTAGGTTACCTGCTTCTAAAGCTCAGGCACCTAAAACAACAGGTAGAGGAGGTATAGCTACCTCTTTAATATCTGAAACAGCTGGTCTAGCCGGAGCTTCAAAAGGAGCGGGTATTGGAGCTGGTATTGGAACTGCAATAGCTCCTGGTGCAGGAACTATAATAGGTGGTGTAATCGGTGGTATAGTAGGAGGTTTTGGAGGTGGTTTCTTAGGTCGCTCACTAGAAAATAAAGTCAGAGATGACGAATTTAGAATCAAACAAGCACTTGGTGAAGGCGTTACTTCTGGTATAGCTGGTGGTTTAGGCGGTGCTGTAAGAGGTTTTCAAGGTGCAAAAGCTCTTAAAGGTGTGGCAGAAGGCAGCAGACTGACAAAAGCAGGCGTACAACAACAAATATCTGCATTAGGTATTAAAGGAACTGGTGGCCCGCAAACTGCAACAGAAACTCGAAGATTATTAGATGTCTTAAAGCAAGTTCCAGGCACAAATGCTAGTTCTAAATTGCAAAACATGCCAGCAGTTATTGCAAGAAAAAACGCAGAGATTGCTGACATTTTATCTAAAAGCACACTTTCTACAACTAAAACAGCTATAAGGCAAAACGCTGCTACTAAAGCTAAGGGATTATCACAATTCTTAGAAACAGACGCTAAGTATAGAAATGCTTTGGCTAGTGAATTAAAAGAACTTACTTCTAAATTTGCTGGTTCAAAAGTCACAGCTGCTCAAGTGCAAACAGCAAAAAGCAGCCTTGGTAATAAAATGACTAACATATTTAGCAAGATAGACAGAGCTGTTGACTTAAATCCTAAAGAAGCAGCAAGATTAGCTGTATGGCAATCACTCGACGATTCAATCATTAAACTAGCTCCACAAGCAAAACAAGCAACTCTATTCCTTAGCAATTTGAGAACAGCATCTCCAGCTATTTATAGAGCATCAGAAAAAGCATTTGGTGTACCTTTATTAGGTCTAAAGTCTCGTACCGCTGAATCAGCTCTACAAACTGTTAGAACACTTGGTGGTCGTGCCGCAGAAGTAGCTGGTGCAACCACAGGTAGAATACCGGCAGGAACATTACCAGCACTTAGTGCTATGGGTATTGCAGGTGCGTCCAGAGTTGGGACACAACCTACAGCTACTTTAGAAGATGCTTTAATGGTTAGCCCTACTACAACACCAGAACTAGGAATGCCAGCAGAGTTTGGTCAACCATCTATGGGCACAACGAGTCAAATGGCACAACCTGCAGCACAAAACCCATTCACTCCAGAGCTACTTATTACAGCTATTGCTTCTGATCCTAGAAACGCAGCATTATATGAAAGACTTTATAAGCTTTACGAAGACAGGTACAAATCTACTACTCCTACTCAAAAGTACACCGCTACTCAAGCAAAAGCAGCAGCTTCAGCACAAAACGCACTACAAGACATACCAATGATTGCAGACGCTATCGAATCTGGTGTGATTGGTGGAGCTAAAGCTTTGCCTGGCTCTGGTACTGCACTTGGACAAAGATTCTTAGGCACAGCCGATTTAGACGCAGCATTGTTTAATATTGCCGACAACATTCTTCGTGCTCGTACAGGTGCAGCTGCTCCTGAGGCAGAAATAAGAAGATTTATGCGTAGCTTCTTGCCTAACCCGCTTGACACAAAAGCAGCACAAAGGTCTAAACTAGACAGAGCAATTAGAGAATTACAATCATTTGTTAATCCACCGCAAAATGTATCTACACTTGAAGAAGCTTTAATTTCACAAACAGGAGGAACAGAATAATGGGTACCATTTCAGTATCACTACCATCAGATGGCCAGACAATCGACGCAGCTGACTATAACGTGCCTATCAACACCATAGTTAGCACAATTAACGGTTCAATAAACGCAGATAACATAGCAGACAGCTCAATCACTCCGGCCAAGGTAGACACAACACAGAAGTTTACCTTCTCAACAGTCGGCACAACAGCATCAGCTTCTACGATTACGCCAGAAGCTACTAAGGATATGTACACTGTTACGGCACTTGCTACCAACCCTACTATCGCAGCACCGTCTGGAACACCAGTAGATGGCCAAAGCCTTATACTTAGAATCAAATCATCAAGTGCAGACAGAACTTTAACTTGGAACGCAATATACCGAGCTATTGGAGTTACGCTACCAACATCAGTGCCTAACGGCAAGACATATTATGTTGGATTGAAATATAACACAGCCGAAACAAAATGGGATGTATTGGCTGTAGCTAGAGAAAGTTAATCATGCAAGGCGAGGTTGCATACGGTGGCACTTATGGCTTTGCGTATAGGCTTCGTCTTATAGTTACTCTGTTATCTCAGGACACTATTAACAACCGCTCGCTAGTTCGTTTAACCCCAGACATGCGAGAAACAACTGCTGGGTATGAAGCTTTTAACTTTTCTACGACATCAGGAACAGTAACCTACGACGGTAGCTCATCTGGGATATCTCTTGGCTCATACGATTTTAGAGGTGGTCTTGCTGGGCCTTATTACTTTTCTCCGACAAACACAGATGTCTACATCAATCACAACGCTGATGGAACTAAAACGGCTAACTTCCAAGCTTACCATAACGCAGCCAACAGCCCTTATGTAACAACTGCGACAGTATCTTTTAACTACACTCTCCCTACCATAGCTCGCAACGCTACACTCACTCAGTTTACAGCTACTCCTATTACAGACGAAGGTTGGACTTTCAACGTAGGGACTGACGTAACTTGCGATTTACTAGAATACTCATTAGACAACGGTGGTTCTTATACTACTGCTTTCTCAGGCGACTTTACTTCACGCACAATAGCAATCACCAGCAGACCAAGTGGCACTTCCTACACAACAAGAGTAAGAGTTAGAAGAAAAGATTCAGGGCTAAAGACAACATCCGACCCACTAGTAGTTACCACATTAACTCAAAATAACTTTATGGGGTTCCTGTAATGCCTAGGGCAGCTAAATCAAAAGAAGAACTCTTGGTCGAGAACGCCATCTTAAAGAACAACGACCATCTCAGAGCTGTCCTCAAAGAAGAACTAGCACCATTTACTAAGGTTATTAAAGACCTAGATCAGAG